TCAAATTACATATTTATTAACATTAATTTCTTCAATCTCCGGCCTTGAAAGCATCCATGTTACAATACCGGCAGAATCCTTAAAGAAAACCATATGCCAATGAGTTATCATACCATCTTCATCTGTTGACAAATTCAACCTATCAAGTGATTTTTCTATTTCTGACACTGGTAAACATATCATAGTATTCTCATCCTTACATCCGTATACTACATATTTTTCTTTGCATTTTTTCAAATCTCCTAACGGATTTCTTCTATAAGCAAACCAATATTTTTCACGATTACCTTGTCTATAGGCTTTTGATGTTGTGATAACATATCCTTTACTGCCATCAGTAGAAATGTATGTACTTCTGCCGACTTTGACTAGTTCACTATTCATTTCTTGTGCTAATTTGATAACACACTTATCAGCAAATTTTACCCTTTTGTTTGATTCTTTATTTTTAGATGGAGAAACAACTTTCTGCACAATTTCTGGTTCTTCATTTACTATGTCCTCATATTCAATTTCCATAGATGCACAAAACAAATGTTTTATCTTTTCAAATCTCT